CGTCACCGTCCGATTCGATCGTTTTTCCCGCCAAAATCAAACGAATGCGACTCGACAAATGAGCAGACCCCGATCAAACGAACCTGCGCGCGTTCTAGTCGCTGACCCTCCGTGGAAGTTCGGGGACAAGCTCCCCGGACGTGGACGCGGAGCTGCAAAACATTACGCGTGTCTTACGACCGCGGAGATCTGCGCGTTCGAGCTTCCGCCGCTGCATCCGGACGGCGCGCTTCTGTTTCTCTGGCGCGTCGCCGCGATGCAGCAAGATGCGCTCGATGTCGTCGAAGCGTGGGGCTTCAAAGTGAAAGCAGAGCTTGTGTGGGTGAAGCAGACCTCGACCGGCAAAGCGCTGCACTTCGGGATGGGACGCTACACTCGCGCAGCGCACGAGACGTGTCTCATCGCAACGCGTGGACGTGCGAGCGTGCGCGTGCACGACCAGCGTTCGATCTTCTTCGCGCCTGTCGGTCGACACAGCGCGAAGCCGGACGCGTTCTATTGGATCACGATGCGACTCGCCGCCGGACCATACGCGGAGCTCTTCGCGCGGCGACGTCGCCCAGGCTGGCGCTGCTTCGGCAACGAACTCGCTCCGCAACGAAAGGCAGGCTGATATGGGTGGTGTTGGTTCGAGTCGCAGGCCGAAGTACAGCCCTGAGGTTCATCGCAAGATTGTCGAAGCGCTCAAGCGCGGACTGCTGAAGCCGCACGCTGCGCAGCTCGCCGGCATCCACGCCAACACTCTGGAGACGTGGATCGAAGCGGGCAATGCAGGCGATGAACGTTACGAAGCGTTCGCGATCGAAGTCGAAAAAGCGATCGCGGAAGACGCCCTGCGCAATCAAGCCGTCATCTCGATGGCAGCCGTCGCCCCCATCAAGGGCGATTGGAAAGCTGCAGCGTGGAACCTCGAGCGGAAGTTTCCGCGCTTGTACGGAGCGCGCATGGCCGCCGTGCTCACACCGCAGACCGAGCGCCCGTTCAGCCCGTGGAAGACGCCGGAGCAGCCGCGGAAAGTGCTCTCGTAAATGGCGAAGCGTCCGCACAAAGCGACGCCCGCAGCGAAGGAGCGCGTGATTAGTTCGCAGCTCGAAGCGCGCAGCTTCGCAGCGGAGCAGCGCACGGAAGACGCACGTTTCGCGGGGCCTACGCCGTTCATCCCGAGCGGCATCGTTGTCCGCACTGAAGGTCAACGAATGTTCCTGCACGTCACCGGTTCGTACGCTGCGATCGCTCAAGAGATTCAGTGCCGGACGATCAGCTCGATCCACGACTGGAAGACAGGCAAACGCCAGCCGAACGCGGATGCGCGCGCGAAGATGCATTACTCGTTCGGGATCCCGATTGAATCATGGGACCTCGAGCCGAGCGGAACGAAGTTGCCCGACGTGCTGCCCGTGACTGGCCAGCGCCGCTTGTCCACGCTGGAGCACTGCATCGTGTTACTCGACACGATCTCGAAGCAGCGCTCGCATCCAGCGTTGACGAACCCGGAGCGCACGAAGCTCGCGATCGCAGAAGCGCAGATCCTCGCGTTGCGTGCGCGTCTCGAGCAGTCCGCCGAGCTCGCCGAAGATCGCTACATCCGCGAGCACCCCGGCTGGCTCAAGCTCCGTGATGCGCTGACCCGCGCGCTGCTTCCGTATCCCATCGCCGCGAAGGCCGTGCTCGATGTGCTCGCGAAGCTGAACATGGGCGACGAGGCGCCGACCAATGGTTCAGCTGGTTGATCGCACGCTCTCGAAGCCGCAGTCGCGCCCGAGCACGCTGCGCACCCCGCGCACCAACTTCGTGGGCGCGTTCTTCGAGCACTTCTCTTATGAGCTTTCGATGTCGACTCGGATCCGTTTTCCGAGCCCAGCATTCCAGCGTGACCCCGTAGCGTTCTTTCGCCAGATCCTCGGCGTCGAACCGTGGGCGCGCCAGATCGAAGTCATCGAAGCAGTGCGCGACCACTCGCGAGTCGCGATCTGCTCCGGGCACAAGGTCTCGAAGTCGCACAGCGCCGCGGGGCTCGCGCTCTGGTTCTACTGCTCATTCGAAGATGCGCGCGTCGTGATGACTTCGACGACATCGCGCCAGGTCGACCAGATCCTATGGCGCGAGTTGCGCATGCTGCGCTCGCGAGCGGGCCGATGCGTCGACTGCAAAACAGAAGACCCGGACGGGCTGCTCATTCGCTCGCCGTGTCCGCATTCGACCATCATCGAAGGTGAACAGGGCGAGCTTGCTCGAACCGGCTTGAAGTCGCCCGACTTCCGCGAAGTGCTCGGCTTCACTGCGAAGGAAGCGGAAGCCGTGTCCGGGGTGAGCGGCCGTCACTTGCTCTACATCGTCGACGAGGCAAGCGGCGTCGATGAAGAGATCTTTCAAGCCATCGAAGGCAACCGCGCAGGCGGCGCGAAGATCGTCATGTTCAGCAACGGCACGAAGAACGAAGGCGAGTTCTACGAAGCGTTCTACGGCAAGTCGGCGTTCTACAAGTCGCTGCGCATCTCGTCGGAGGAAACCCCGAACGCGGTAAGCGGGCGTTTACTTATCCCTGGCCTCGCGTCTCGCGAATGGATCGAAGAGAAAAAACTCGAATGGGGCGAGACGTCCGCGCTGTACCGCGTCCGCGTGAAGGGCGAGCACGCGCTGCACGAAGAAGGTCGCATCTTCACGATCCACGCGATCGGCCAAGCGGAGGCGCGATGGGCCGACACTGCCGAGTCAGGCCGGCTCTACATCGGGCTCGACCCCGCCGGCGAGAGCGGCACTGGCGACGAGACTGTGCTCGTGGCGCGTCGCGGTCTGAAAATGCTCGAACTGCACGCGCATCGCGGTCTGAACGATGAAGGCCACAAAGCTTTTCTGCTTCAGGTGATCAAGCGCTTGCGTCTTCCACGCGAGACTCCGGTTGTTGTCATCGATCGCGAAGGCTCGATCGGCGCGTCGCTCTCCGGAGCGCTGAACGCGCACGTTGCGCTGCACCCGAACGACTTCGAGCTTGTGTCGCTGCGCGCAAGCGATGGAGCCATCCGCCAGCCGCAAGTCTACGATCGCATACGTGATGAGCTCGCCGCGAACCTCGAGATCTGGTTCCGTGACGGCGGCGCGATCCTCGAAGATGCGAAGCTCGCTCGCGAGCTGCACGTGCTCGAATGGCTGTTCACACAGCGTGGGCGTGTGAAGCTCATTCAGAAGGACAAGCTGCGGAAGATCTTGGGCCGCTCGCCCGACCGCTACGATGCGCTCGCCATGTCGGTCTGGGAGCCGCTCTCGCTCGCAGATACACCGCAGAGCATGCTGCCCGCGGTCGATGACTCCGATCGGATGGAGCACGTGCTCGACCCGTACGAAGGCGCGAAGATATGGGAAAGCTGAAGACGTCCACGCGTGGCCGACGATCGCTGCTCGCGCTCCTACAACTCGCGAGCGAGACCGACATTGCTGCGCGCTGTCGCGTCGCGCAGCAATCCGTGAGCGACTGGGCCGCTGGCAACAAGCGCCCATCGCAGCGCGCGCGCGCTGCGCTGGAGCACTGCTACGGGATCACTGGAGCGCATTGGGATCAACCGCTTCGCGCGCACACGAACAGGTAAACACTGCACACGCGCCCAGTCTCTCGTGAGAGAGCCTGCGCGTGGCGTCGATCACCCAGCGGATCAGTCAGTCTGCGCGCGCGGCCCTCATGGGCATAAGCACGTACGCGCCCGATGACAATCCGACTTACGCCTACGACATAGACAGCGACAACGTTCGCCACATGCGTGAAGCGCTGGGCGGGCAACTCGTCCCGGCGACCATCTCGAAGATCCGCTGGTACATGAGCGACCTCGAGGCGGCCGAGCGCCTCGCGGACACTGGAGACTTGAGCCAAGCGGGCCGCTTGATGCTCGCTGCTCGAAAAGACGGCGTGCTGTCGGGCGTACTGTCCACGCGCACGAGCGGTCTCGTGCGGCTGCCCAAGCGCTTCCGCGGCGATCCGAAGATCTGCGCGGAGCTCGAAGCGGGGCACGAGTCAGTGCGCTCACGCTTCGATGAGATGTGCCCGCCGTCGGAGCTCGCGCTCATGGCCGCGGACGGCATCCTGTGCGGCATCGCAGTCGGCGAACTCCTGCCCGTGCAGGGCCGAAACCACCCCGTGCTCGTGCGCCTTGATCCGCAGTATCTGCAATACGTTTGGAATGAGAACCGCTTCTACTATCGCAGCGCAGTTGGCCGCCTACCTGTCACGCCTGGTGATGGCCGTTGGGTGCTTCACGTTCCCGGCGGTCGTGTCGCTCCATGGCAGCACGCGCTCTGGCGTTGCGTCGGGCGCGCGTACATTCGTAAAGAGCACGCGAATCTCCAGAAAGACAATTGGGAGTCGAAGCTAGCGAACCCCGCGCGCGTCGCAGTCGCTCCGCAAGGTGCAGCGGAAGCGCAGAAGCAGAGCTTCTTCGCGCAGGTGATGGCGTGGGGCATCAACTCTGTTTTCGGCATGACGCCCGGGTATGACGTCAAGCTCATCGAGAGCAACGGCCGCGGCTTCGATAGTTTCAACAAGACGATCACCCAGCAGAACGAAGAGTTCATCATCGCGATCGCTGGCCAGATCGTGACCACGACGGGCGGCTCCGGGTTCGCGAACGCTGACATTCACAAAGCGATTCGAGCGGACCTGATCAAAGACACTGCGGACGGGCTCGCGTACACGGTCAACACACAGATCATCCCTGTCTACATCGCGCTGTCGTATGGCGAAGACGCCATCGAGACGATGAGTGCAGCGATGGAATGGGACGTAACGCCGCCGCAAGATCTGAACGCGCAAGCGAACAGTGTGCTCACGCTCGCGAACGCGATGATTCAGATGCAGCAAGCGCTCGCCACTGCGGGCTACGCGCTCGACATCACCACGATGGCGGAGCGCTACGGCGTGCCGCTTCAAGGCGATTACGACGGCGACGGCATACCCGAGGCCGGGAAGAAGCCGCAGCTGCGCGTTGTCCCCGCGCCCGACGCACCTCCGCAGTCACCCGCTGCACCCGCGGAGCAGGCAGCATGAGCGCGCAGAAGACAGCGATGCGATACGAGCGCCGCGGCTATCTCGCGATCGCCCCGAAGGCGTTCTTCGAGCTCTTCTTCATGGACGCGCGGCCGCCGGAGAACTCGGAGGTCGGCGACGCGGTCATCGTGGACATCCGCGGCCCGCTCGAACAGCACGCGCACTACTGTTACGACTCCTACGAAGCGATAACCGCGCGCGTGGCGGCAGCGTGCGAGACCGCAGCGCGCACTGTGATTCTGCGCTTTGACAGCCCCGGCGGCGAAGTCGCTGGCTGCTTCGAGACTGCGCGCGCCCTCCGGACGATGTGCAGTGCTGCAGGGAAGCGCCTGTTCGCGTTCGCGGAAGGCGATTGCTGCAGCGCAGCGTACGCGCTCGCGAGCGCAGCGGAGTGCGTAGTGCTCGCCGAGTCTGCACTCATTGGCTCGATCGGCGTGCTGGTCGAGCGCTGCGATGTGAGCGCACGCAACGCTGCAGACGGCGTGCGCGTCCAGTTCATCACGAGCGGCGCGCGCAAAGCGGACGGCCACCCCGAGCAGCCTGTAAGCGACGCAGAGATCGAACAGATGCAGAGCATCGTCGATTCTATGGCCGGCAGCTTCTTCGCGCTGGTCGCGGAGCTGCGGCCGCGCATGAGCGCAGAACTGCTCGCAGGGCTGCAAGCAAAGATCTTCCACGGCAATGGCGCCGTGGCTGTGGGGCTCGCCGACCAACTCGGCAGCCTGTCGGATGTGCTCGCGCTGGCGAGCGTGACTCAACCCGGAGCTACTGCGATGGCTGATAAATCACCTTACGAGGTTGCGCGCGCTGCGCTCGAAGAAGCAGCGAAGGGCGAAGATGCGAACGCTGCAGCCGCGAAGCGCGCGCTCGCTGCGCTCGGCGAAGGCGGCGGCGACGAGCCCAAGAAAGAAGAGGATCCCGCGAAGGATCCCGCCGCAGTGAGCGAAGACGATGAGCCCGCTGCAGTGAGCGAGGTGGATCCGGACGATGACACGGAACCGCCGGCGAAGAAGAAAGAGAGCATGGCTGCAGCCGCGTATCGCGTTGCGATCGCAGCGCAGAAGACGTCGGAAGCAACGCAAGCGGAGCTCCGCAAGCGCGATGAACGGGACGAGCGCGCGCGCTTGATCTCTTCGCGTCCAGACCTGTCCGCGGAGATGAGCAAGATCCTGCAGAAGGCGCCGATGGACCTCGTGCGCGAGCACATCGCGGGCATGCCGAAGCTGACGGGCACGCTCGCATCGAACCCGCGCGCGAACGCTGCAGCGGGCGGCGGCGGCGTTGCGCCCACGCGTGGCGCGGAAGAGGGCGACCCGAACGTGTCGCGCCTTCCCGCGAACGAAAAGCAAGCGCTCGACATGCGCATGGGTCTGCTCGGCGAATCGACTGGAGTCGAAAACTCCGCCTACAAGCTGCGGCTCGGCGTCGTGAAGCCCAGCGCAGCGTCGGGCGCTCCACCCGCCAAGTGAGCCTCACAAGGGACTAACAACTAACAACTCACTTCCGAGGGCAACATGGCAGAGCGAACTATTCGTGAGGCTCACTGGGGCTACTACAGCTTCGTGGTGAAGAGCGGCGAGGTCTGCGAAAAAGGCAACGTCGCAGCGTTCAACGCGACAGGCGAAGTGGTCAACGCGCCAGGCGCGATGCAGATCGGCTACTGGCACGAAACGAAGAACGCGGACGGCATCATCAAGGTGCAGGTGAAGCTGTGGCGCGAGATTCAACTGCAGTGGATGGACAATGAGACGGTCTCGCCTGTCGCGATTACCGATCGCGGCAAGCTCTGCAATATGAAGACCAATCACAGTGTGACGATGGACGTCGCTGTTACCACGAAGGCCGGAATCGTCTTCGACGTGCAGGCAGCCAAGGGCGTCTTGGTCTTCTTCTCATACGACACCGCGGCTTGAGCGCGCGCTAGTTCACCTGACAGAACTGGAAGGACACAACCTAGATGGCAACTCTCACCCCGTCATTCCTCTTCGATCTAGAATCGAACATGCGCACGATCACCGCTCGCGAATACGAGCGGCTTCTGAGCAAGCTTTGGTGGCAAACAGTCTGCAAGACTGGCCCGACGTCCGGAGCGAAGAAAGAGCGCGTTACGTGGCTACTCGACACTGCGCGCATACAGAAGACTGGACGCGGCGGCAATGTCGAGTTCGAAGACATCGTTTCGCAGACCACAGAGGTGGAGCATGAGAACGCCGCCGCCGGTCTGAAGATCAAGAAAGAGCAGTTTGAAGACGTCGACGGCCAGGGGATCGACTTCGCGACGCACTGGAGCCGGCAGATGGGCAGTTACGCTGCCTACTGGCCCCAAAAAATGACAGCGCTCGCGCTGCTCGCGAACGGCAACACGTACGACGGGCTCTCGTTCTTCAACCAGAACCACAAGGTCAATCCGTTCAACGTGAATGCTGGCGTCTACGCCAACATCTTCACGGGCGCAGCGGCAGGCATCTACCCGGGCGCGCTTCCGATCGACACGAGCGTGAGCGTGGAAGTTGCGATCGCGAACATCGCGAAGGCCATCGCGTACATCTCCGGCGCGCTCAAGATGCCGAACGGCGAGGATCCTCGCTTCCTACGCGTTGCGAACATCCTGATCCCGCCGACGCTGGTTGCGAGAGCACAGCAGATCACCAACGCGAAGTTCATCGCGCAACTCGCAGCGACCGGCGCAGCGGGCAGCGGCGACGTCGAAGCAGTCGTGCGCAACTTCGGCCTGGGTCAACCCGTCGAAGCGCCGGAGCTCGGCGCAGCGTTCGGCGGCAGCGACACGACCTATTACATCGCCGTCGAAGAGATCACCAACAACGAACTCGGCGCGTTCGCTTACATCAATCGCGAGCCGTTTTCCGTTCTGTACTACGGCCCGCAGAACGACGGGCAGCTCGCACGCATCCGCGAGTATCAGTGGCTGACTGAAGGTCGTAACAGCATCATGAACGGCCATCCGTATCTGCTCTTCAAGTGCATGGCGACTTGAACGCTTGAGCGCTTGAGCGCTCGCACTCTTCACGCAACGCACGAAGCGGCGCCGATCGGTCGGCGCCGTGAGTTGCTCCGCTTCATGTCGAGACTCCGCCAGCCATGACTGCCTACCTCGCGATCGCAGACTTCAAGCTCACCACGGACATGCCGTCGGCATTCGTGGACGAGATCGAAGTCTCCGAGCCGGGCTGGGTGGACAAGGCGCTCGACATGGGTTCCGCGTACATCGATTCGCGTCTCGCGAAGCGCTACGCCGCGCCGTTCGAAGCGCCGTATCCGATCGCAGTCATCCGCTGGCTCACTGACCTCGTGACGCTCCGCTGCTGGCGCAAGCGCGGCGTTGTCGCGACCGATGAACAGATGATTGACTATCGCGCTGCAGCCGATGCTGCGATGCGCGAGCTCACGGAAGCAGCGAACAGTGATACGGGTCTGTTCGATCTGCCGCAGCGCGCGGACGTCGACACGAGCGGCATCACCCGCGGCTTCCCGCGCAGCTACAGCGAGCAGTCTCCGTATGTTTGGTATGACGTGCAGGCCGAAGTCGGGCGCGATGAAGATGTCGCTGGAGAGGGCACGTTTCTATGAGCGCCTCTCCGGAGAACGACGCTGCAATGTCGGAGTTGCAAGCGATGATCAACAAGATCATTGAGCTGCCGGACCTCGGGAAGAAAGCAGCGCCCGACGTCGCAAAGGTCGTGCGCCGCGACATCGAAGGCACGATCGCGCGCGGAACAACTTCCGAGGGTCACCCGTGGAAGCCCACGGAGGAAGGGAAGAAGCCGCTGCAGCATGCCGCCGAGGCGCTGCGCTCCGCTTCGATCGGCGATGTGATTTACGTGCGCGTTGTCGGCGTCGAAGCGCGACATCACCTGGGCCGCGTGAAGGGTGGACGCAAGCGGCAGATCCTTCCCGTCGCAGGCGTACCGCCGCGCATGGCTGCGCTCATTCAAAAGGTTCTATCGGACGCATTCATCGAGGCGATCCGATGAGCCAGATCCTCGCGCTTGAGTATCTGTTCGCGGCCGTCAAGCTGCAGTTCGCAACGGACGGGATCAATGTCCCGAACCTCTTCGGCTGGCGCGTGCCCGGTCAGCACATGAAGGAAAAGACACGCATCGCGTGGGTACCTGGAGACCCGACCTCGAGCGCGGGCGTAGTGCTGCCGCCGCGCAACCCCGGACAAGTGCCGCGCGTGCTCGCTGTGCTCGATGAGCTCTTCACTGTGTACATCACGGGCCAGGATGCGTCCGACCCGGAGAACGAACAGAAGCAGTACCACATCGCGCGCATCGTTCGTGACCAGTGGTATCGCGCTGTCTATCTCGCAGCACACGGAACGTTCGCAGTGCGTAACGAGATGTGGCTCGTCGAAAAGATCGAACGACGCTGGGGCGCGTCGCTGCGATTGATCTGCTCGATTCAAGCGCCCGTGCTCGATGCCGTCAACGGCGACAGCGGCATCATCGATGCAGCGCAAGACGCAATCGACGACGGCACGACGCTGGGCGCAGAGATCCCGACCGAGCTTCACGACAACACGGAAGTGATGAGCATTCCGCCCGGAGAGCTTCCGCCCGAGCCGGAGCCTGAAGTCTGAAATCTCGACACAAGGAAAGAAGACATGACCCAACCGAGTGTGATCATCACCGAGCTCGACGGCGCCCTGGGCGTGCTTCCACCCAGCGCCGGGCGGCTTCACGCGATTATCGGACCGACTTCGATCGGAGTCGCGAACGTGCCTGCGACGTTCGGGCGCATTCTCGACATTCAAACGAACTTCGGCGAGGGCGCAGCGGTCGAGGCTGCCGCGCACTACATGGCGCTGTACGGTCGGCCCGTACTCTTCGTGAAGAGCGAAGCGAGCGTCGCAGCGGTCGTGGAAGCGCCCGACTTCGTAGGCACGGGCACGTCCATCATCACCACGACCGGTGATCCGGTCGATGACTACGAGGTCGTTTTCAAGGTCAAGGTCGGCGGCACAGTCGCGACCGCTGGGATCAAATACGTCTATTCGCTCGATGGCGGCCGCTCGTTTTCGCCGGAGCAATCGCTCGGCGTCGCTGTGCTCGCTGCGCTCGGCACGTCCGGCATCACGCTGAACTTCGCAGCGGGGACACTCGTCGCAGGCGACGTCGCGAGCTTCCTCGCAACCGCGGCAGCGTCGGATGCGACGAACCTGACGCCCGCGCTCGATGCGCTCAAAGCTTCAAGCGTGCTTTGGGAGCTCTGTCAGATTGTGCCGGCAGTCACGCCCGGCATGGTCGATGCGCTCGATCTCGCGTTCGCGGGAATGGCGAACGCGGGCAAGTACCGCGGGTGGATCGGCAACACGCGCATCCCGGACGTCGGCGAGACCGAGTCTGCGTATCTCACCGAGCTAAGCACAGCGTACGCCTCGAAGGCGTCGAAGTTCGGCTCCCTCTATGCCGGCGCGTGCAAGCTGACATCATCAATCAGTGGGCGTCAGTATCGCCGCCCAGTGTCGATGTCGACCGCTGCGCGCGAAGCATTCGTGTCGCAGGAGATCGACATCGCCGACGTGAACCTCGGCACCCTCGAGGGCGTCGCCATTCGGGATAAGAACGGCAACCCCGATGAGCATGATGAATCGCTGAACCCCGGGCTCGATGACGCGCGCTTTGGCACGCTGCGCACCTGGGACGGCGAAGGCGTGTACGTGAATCGCCCGCGGTTGTTTTCGCCGACCGGCTCCGACTTTCAGCTCATGCCGCATCGGCGCGTGATGAATCTCACGCTCGAAGTTCTGCGTACGTACTTCATCCGCCGGCTCAATCGGCCGGTGCTCGTGAGCTCGACCACAGGCTTCATCCTGCAATCCGAGGCTCTCGAAATTGAAGGCGGAGCGAACGCGCTTCTGCGCGCGCAGTTGCTCGCGAAGCCGAAGGCGTCCGCTGTCCAGTTCGTACTGTCGCGCACCGACGATCTGTTGAGCACGCGCACGCTGACAGGTGACTGCCGCGTAACGCCACTCGCGTACCCAGAGAGCATCGAGCTTACGGCTGGGTTCTATAACCCCGCGCTGCAAGTTCAGGCGGCCTGACCCCGAACGACCGCAATAGGAGGCAAGTTGTCATGGCTGACCAGATCGTAGTGAACAACAATCAGATCTCTTGGGGCAGCATCATTCTCAAGGTGCGCGCCGAGCGCTTCTACGGCTTCACGGGCATCTCGTTTGCGGACAAGCGCGAGCGCGTGAAGGGCTACGGGCAAGGCCGACATCACGCCCCGCGCGGGCGCAGTGCGGGCAAATACTCCGTAGAGAACGTGAAGCTCACCGGCTGGAAAGCGAGCGTGCAGCAACTGCGGCAAGAGCTCGCGCTGCAGTCGCTCGCGCCTGGCGGATACGGCGATGTCGAGTTCGAGATCGATGTCCAATACATCGAAGCGGACGAGATGCCGATTCAAGTTCTAATCGAACGATGTGTCTGGGCTGGAAACAGCACCAGCGATGAAGAGTCACCCGACCCACTCAAAGAGGAGATCGAGATCGACTGCATGCTGATCCGCCGTAACGGACTGGTGCTGTTCGACTCGCGTATGGCCATATGACCGACACCGCCAAAAACGTAACCGAGCTGCGCGCCCTACACGCGCAGCTACAAGCTGCACGCGAAGAAGCGGACGAGCGCGCGAAGGAGAGCTTCGAGACTGCGCAGCTCGAACAGGCGATCGCAGATGAAGAAGCGCTCGCGAAACTGATCGCAGAGCACGGCACGCTCGGTCAGAAGATCGAAGCCGTGCACACTGACATGGGGCTCATCGTTGTTCAGCGTCCGCACACGCTGAAGTTCCGCAGGTTTCAAGACCGCGGGAAGTTCGACACGGATGACATCTCGCAGCTCATCCGGCCGTGCGTCATCTACCCGACGCTGCCGCGCTTCGATGCGATCCTAGAAGAGCTACCCGCGACGCTCGCTCGCGTGGGCTCTGCAGTCATCGCCCTTGCTGGGCATCGTTCGGAGAACCTCGGAAAAAAATAGAGGAGGTCCGCTCGCGGGCACGCGGCAACGATGGGCTCGCTGCAGCGTGTTTACTCGCCGCGTTCGGAGTCACCGAGAGCGAGCTAGAAGGCGCGGCCGCGCGCCAGTACGTCGGCGCGATCTTACTGCTCGAAGCGTTCGCTGACCTGCGCATCTTACGTAAGGCCCTGACCAAGAAAGCGTAGTGCCCGCCCGTGGCAGACGATACGACCACAGCCGAGTTCATTCTCCGCCTCAAAGATGAGATGAGCGGCGGAGCTGCGGCTGCCGCACAAGCGCTCTCGAACTTGAAGAGCGAAATGGAGGCCGATCAGAAAGCGCTCGCCGACATGGAGAAGGCGATGCGCAACTTGAAGAAGGCCGCGTCGGTCGATGAAGGCGCGATGAAGACGCTCACGCAAGCGATGCAAACCAAGCGCGAAGCGATCGCGCGCGCGCAAGCTGCATACGTAGAACTCGGCGGAGAGTTCGGACGCACGAAGTCAAAAGGCGGTGAACTCATCGCGCGCTTGAAAGCGATGGAGGGCGGGCTCGCAGGCATGCCGGGGCCGCTCGGGCAGGTCATCGGCTCGCTCTCGAAGCTCGCCCAGATGATGGGCGGAGCGGGCTGGCTCGCCCTGGGCGCGGGCCTCGCCGCTGTCGCTGCATCCGCAGTCATCGCTGCGAAGACTCTCTTCGAACTCGGGCTTGCGAACGCGGATGCGCGCCGCAACGAACTGCTCCACCTCGAAGCGCTCACGAAGATGCGCAGCTACTTCGGCTTCGTGCCCGGCAACGCGAAAGAGATGATAGCGGGCATCGATGACATCTCGTCGCGTGTATCGATCAGCCGCGAGGAGGTTTCGCAGTTCAATGACACGCTCTACAAGTCGGGCCTGCGCGGCGCGAGCCTGAAGACCGCGCTCGAGGCGACTGCGATCAAAGCGAGCGCGCTCGGCACTGCAGCAGGCAACGCGTTCGCAGGCATGGCAGCGCACGCCAACTTGATGGGCGTGTCGGTCAATCGTCTCGCGCAAGACGTAAAGAACCGCTTCGGCAACGTCGTCGCGAAGCAGATGAAGTCGCTCGAGGTGCAGTCGAAGAAGCAGAAGGAAGCCTTCGCTGCGATGTTTGCGGACCTGGACGCGGAGCCGCTGCTCGGTGCGCTCGCGGACATCCGCAAGCTCTTCGGGCAAAACACGGAAGCGGGCAAGGCGCTGAAGTTTCTCTTCACGACGCTCATACAGCCACTGTTTGATTCCGCGACCAAGGCGCTGCCGTTTCTCGAACTCTTCTTCGACGGCATCGTCGAAGGCGCGCTCGATGTCGAGATCGCGTTTCTGACTGTTCGTAACTGGTGGCGCAAAACCTTCGGCCCCGAAACGAAGGCCACGACTGACGATTACATGAACGCGTTTGACACCGGGAAGACGCTGGTCGAGGCCTTCGCTGGCGCCATCACATCGGTCTCCGCACTCATGCTCGGGCGCTTTGCGTTCGCAGCCGGCGGCATGGCGATCGACTTGATCAAAGCGCTCTTCAAGATGGGCGTAGCCACTTGGGCATGGGTCTTCGAGACTGTCATCCCAGCGATGGCGACCGCAGCGACTGCGATCGGGGCTGTCGTGGTCGAAGCAGCATTGATCGCTGCGCCGTTCATTCTCGCAGCGGCCGCCGTGTTTGGGTTCTTCAAGATACTTGAGTTGCTCTATGTCATCTGGCGGGAGATCGACTGGACGGACGTCGGCCGCACGATGTGGCAGGGCATCGTCGATGGCCTCACTGCAGGTTGGACTGCGATCAAGAAAGCAATGACCGACCTCGCGCACGGCGCGATGCATGCATTTACCGACGTGCTGAAGATTCACTCGCCGTCGATGGTGTTCGCCGATCTCGGCGTAGAGATTCCCAAGGGTGTCGGGCAGGGCGTCGCCCAAGGAACGCCGGAAGCGCAGAGCGCGGTCGATGACATGGTCACCGTGCCAAAGATCGCACCCGCCCCGGCGGCTGCACGCGCGGGCGCTGAGTCTCCGTTGGCGGCGGCAGGCTCAGCGTCCGGCGGCGGCGCAACGATCTCCATCGGCGAGATCGTCATCCACGCGAACACTGACAAGCCGCGTGAGCTCGCGAGCGCGTTTCGCCGTGAGCTTGAATCCGTGCTCGAAGGCGTCGCGCTCCAGATGGGCGCGCGCGTGGCCGGTGCTCCATGACGTGGAACCCGATCGATGAGCCGCGAGACTGGGTGAAGCTCGGCGGACTGCGCACGCCCGGACTGTGCGAGATCACCGGCGCAAGTTCTCCGCGTCGCTGGGATGAGCGCGAGAGCTACGGCTACAGCGGCGCGACGGTCGTCTACCACGGGCTCAAGCTCGCGCACTTCGCGCTGCGCCTGCGCTTCTTCACGGTCGAGGATTGGTCCGACTGGTTTGCGTTCAAGACTTCGATCGACAAGCCGCCGCTGGGCAAGCTTCAAGGCCCGCTCGACATCGAGCACCCGCTGCTCGCGCAAGTCGGCATCACATCCGCCGTCGTGGAAGACGTGCTCTCGCCGACCCAGACCGCGGATGGTGAGTGGACCGTCGAGATCCGGCTCATCGAATATCGCGCGCTGAAGTTCGCGATTGCGAAGCCGGACGCGAGCGCAGCGAAGCCGCCAGACCCAGCGCTGCAGAGCGCTCGCGAGAAAGCAGCGCAGCGCATCAAGGACAAGCGGGAGCTCGCAGACCATCTAGCCACGGACCCGCAGCCATGAGCGAGGTATTCATCACGCTCGGCGGCCATGAGCTGCAGGCGCTGTGTCTGCGCGTGGGCGCTGTCGGCCCGTGGATTGCGGAATGCGATCTCACCGACGACACGCCGCTCGCAGGAAAGCAGACACTCAAGATCGGCGCGCAGAGCTTCGTGGGCACTGTCGTGCCGCAGCAAGCGGGCACGTTCGCACTGACGCGCACGCTGTGCCTCGTGGCGGGGGCGGGAGGCTGGAGCAGCTATCTCAGCCCGCGCGCGTACCACAGCGACGCTGGCGTCCGCTGCAAGCTACTCGCGCAAGACGCTGCGCGAGAGTCGGGCGAGTCGCTCGACCAGTTCGCGCCCGCTGCAGACACTGTCGGCAAGGACTACGTCCGCGGGCACGAACTCGCATCCGCTGTGCTCGAACACGCCGCCGGCGGCGTGCCGTGGTGGGTCGACTACGCGGGGCTGACCCAGGTCGCGCAGCGGCCCGCGCCCGTGCTCGCAGCTGCGGATTACACGCTGCTCGGCTTCGACGGCCGCTCGCGCATCGCAGTGCTTACGTCGGATGACATCGACAAGCTTCCCGTGGGCGCAGTCATCGAAGACAAGCGGCTCGATGCGCCGCAGACGATACGCGATCTCGAATACACGTTCGCCAAGGGGCAGCCGCCGCGCATCGTCGCGTGGTGCGGCGGCAGCTCGAGCTCGGCGTCGCGCCTCGCGGAGCTCCTTCGCGCTGTCATCGATCGCACGCACGATGAGCCGCTGCACGGCGTGTACCGCTATCGCGTTGTGAGCGAAGCAGCGGACACGCGCTGCGACTTGCAAGCCATCCGGAAGAGCGTCGGGCTTCCGGACCTGCGCCACATCTCGCAGTGGCCCGGCGTGGCGGGCGTCGCTTCGAAGCTCACGCTCGGCGCGGAAGTGCTCGTGCAGTTCATCGAAGGCGACCGCGCGCAGCCCGTGCTCACCGGCTACGCGGGCAAGGATAGCGTCGGGTTCGTGCCTCTGGAGACTGTCATCGGCGGAGAGCCCGCGCCCGCAGCTGCGCGCATCGGCGACGATGTGACTCTTCCATCCGGCACGTTCACCGGAACGATCGGTGGCAGCGCTGCATCGGGCACGATCGTCTTCACGAGCCCCGGGTGGATCTCGAGTGGCTCGTCAAAAGTGAGGATCGGATAATGCCGCTCCCACCCGACGCACAAGCCGCGTTCGACGCTGACCTCGCGACGATGACGCGAGTGCAGACCGTCCCGATCGACCCGCTCAACTACGGGCGCGATCTCTCGTGCGTGCTCGATGTCACGAACGACTTCGCGGAGGTCGACCCGAACTCTCCGCTCGGCATCGCGCAGGCCGTAACGCGCAGACTCATCACCAACCGCGACGATCTGCTCGATGACGGCACGTACGGATTCAACGTGCGCGCGATGCTCAACCACCCGCAGACGGTCGACGAACTGCGCAGCCTCGAGATCTCGTGCATCAACGAAGCCAACAAGGAAGAGCGAGTGCAGCGCGCTGACATCTCCGTGAGCATGAACGCACTCGGATCCGAGATCGCGATCGCAATCGCCATTACGCCCGCTGACCCCGTGTTGCGGCCGTTCGCATTCGTGCTCGCTGTCACCGACGCGCAAGTGCTCATCGAACTAATTGGAGCTTGATCCCTATGGCGCTCTTCACCCTCAGCGACCTCACGAAGCCAGCGACGCGCGAAGACATACAGACCGCGATCTATCAAGTCTTCGGCGTGCTGGGCGTGAACACCACTTCGTGGGGCACGGGCGCGGTCGTCCGCACGATGGTTGTCGCTACGTCCGCTGTGCTCGCTGCGCTCTCCAGTCTGCAAGCGAACATTGCAGCGTCCGGCTTCATGGAGCTTGCCGAGGGTAAGTGGCTCACGCTCACTGCGCGCTACGTCTACAAGGTCGAGCGCGACGATGCGACGTATGCCACGGGGCTGCTCACACTCATCAACTCCGGCGGCGGCGTGTTCGATGTCCTGCCCGGTGACCTGCTCGTGTTCAATCCCGACCCGAGCAGCGGGAAGAACTACCGCAACGTCGACCACTTCATCCTGAACGCGGCGAGCTCACTCACGATCGCGATCGAAGCCGTCGAAGCGGGCGCTGCGAGCAACTCCGCGCCCGGCGCTGTCACCGGGATGACAACCGTGCTGCTCGAGGTCACGTGCACGAACCCGGATCCGATCGTGGGATCGGATGAGCAGAGCGACGAGAGCGTCCGCGAGCTCTGTCGCGAGAAGCTCGGCTCGCTCTCGCCGATGGGGCCATGGGATGCGTACGCGTACGCCGCGCGCACTGCGGTCCGTCCCACCGGGGAGAACATCGGCATCACCCGAACACGCGTGCTCAAAGATGGTTACGGCAACGTGCGGCTCATCGTCGCGAACGCGTCCGGCGAAGTCGGGCCCGGCGACGTCGACATCATCAACGAAGACATCCAGCACGAAGCGACGCCGCTCGCGGTCGCGAGCAGCACAGAGTCTGCGGTCGCCGTCCCGTTCACCGTCTCGTATGAAGCTTGGGTCTACAACACGAGCGGCAACAACGATGAGCAGGTCCGCGAGCTCATTCGCGCGAAGGTCATTACGTTCTTCGCAGCGCAGCCCATCGGCGGGAACTTGCTCTCGCCGACGCCGCCGGGGTTCATCTTTCAAGAGGCCATCCGCAGCACGATCGCGAGCGCGCTGCAGCCGCAGATCTTCCACGTGCTCGTGACTGACCCGGCTGGCGACACAGCGCTCGCAGTGACCGAAGTCGCTGTGCTTGTCGCGTTCGGCACGGAGATCATCCATCAAGTGCCCGTGCCCGAAGGTGCTTCGCTATGACGACCAGCCCCGATGCAGTCTTCGTGACTCCGACGTTTCGCGATCGCATGCGCCAGTTTTGCCCGCCGTGGCTGCGCACGGGTTGGGCCGAACGCTACTTGTACCCGTTCGGCTTGATGTGCGACGCGCTCGCGGACGGGCTCACTGCGGGCGTCAAGTTCCGCTTTCCCGGCTACTACGCGCCCGACTCGCTCGCAGTCATCGGCCGAGAGCGTCGCATCTCTCGAGGCTTGAGCGAGACCGATGCGACGTATGCGGAGCGCCTGATCCCTTGGCTCGATGGTCACAGGCATCGCGGCGGCCCATACGCGATGCTCGCGATGATCTTCGCGTACTACGCGCCCAACAACTTCCCGGTCGCACTCATCTACCGAAACGGTAGGCGCTTCGACATGGACGCTGCAGGCGTCATCACGCGCAGCGATGACTCTGCATTCTCACCCGACTCTCGCCCCGAGCAGTGGGCGCGCTGGTGGCTCTTCTATTATACGAGCGTGTTCGCGAGCCCGACGCCGGAGCAGGTCGCGGAGCTGCGCTTGATCCCGAACGAATGGAACGCGGCGCATTGTCAGGGAAAGGTGATCGTGCTGCCGCCCGGCGCGGAGCTTTGGAACTTCCCGACAACGGGCGTTTGGGACGAACCGGGAAAGCTCTGGGACATCCCAGGCGCCGTCACGATCGATGTGCACTGACACGCGGAGATCACAATGATCAACCTGACAGAGACCGCGACATTCGACGCACCCATCGCAGTGCCAGAGGGTACGGACACGCACGCCCTGGCCGCGGAGAACGTCGAAGATATCGCGCAGCGTCTTGCGAACCGTACACAGTACCTGCGCGAGCGCGCAGACAACGCGGCGCAGCTCGATGAAGACAACACCTTCACGGGGGTGCCGCAGTCGGTCGACGCCAACAACAATGGCATCGCGCTCTGGGAGTCGCCGCGCTCATCGCTCGATGACCCGACAGTGGCGGCCCGTGACTGGAAGATGATCCACAACTTCCAGGTCGATGCGACGCGACACTATCGCCTCTTCACAGGCGCGAATGCAGCGGGCGCGCTCGTGCAAACCGTCAATGCGTTCTGGCACACATCGGATGGTCACTGGCGTCAGGACGACAGCGGGCGCGATAGCTTCGCGTGCTTCGTAGTCGGCGAAAAGCTGGTCGTCTTGCGTCAAGCCGCGGGCACGTTCAGCTGGACCGCGTGGCCTACGGACAAGGGTGACATCGTGCTGGGCGGCGACGTGCTCTATGCAGCGTCGAAGCCGCGCATCTCGATTGTGTCGCTGAACACGGGCGTCGTGTTCGGCGGCGTGTCTTCGCAAGCGCTCTACCGGGAAGGCATCCAAGGCGCTGTCAGCTGCACAGCGTGGGCGGGCGGGCAGTTCGTTGCGTGGCGCTTGCTCGCGCCTACGGGCTCAGTGATTCAGAACGTGCAGGTCATCCACAGCCAGAGCACGACCGCGCCGAATCGATTCAACCTCGTAAAGCGTTCGGGCGCTGTCTACGATCTCTTCGGCGCGACCGCGATGCCGAATCTTGCTTCGTTGATCGGAGCGCCCGTCGACGGGCCGGCCACTGCAGGTCTGTGGACCTCGCTCATCATTCCGACGTCGCCTGTCGCGGTCGACAACTCGGTCAACGAATACTGGCTCACGTGGGTGTCCACGGGCCTGCACGCTGCAGACACGATCGGCGAAATCAGCATCGGCTGGGACGATAAGGGCCTTCGCAACGGATGAGGTGAACCCGTGAGCTTTCTCGACAATGTACTGAGCGGCATCGCACGCGAGCTCAAAACGCTCTCGGGCGTGGTCGACGTTTCGCAATCTCCCGCGCCTGTGCCGGGGCAAGTGCTCACTGCGATCGATGCCACGCATGCGCACTGGGCCGACCCCACGGGCGGCGGCGGGGGCGGAGGCGGCTACATCATCGCCGACGCGCTCTCGAACGCCAGCGGCCCCGATGGCATCTACGTTGACGTAAGCGGCTCGCCGGTTCCGACAGCGGGGCAAGTGCTGCTCGCGGTTGGCGAAGACGCTGCTTCATGGAGTGATCCGCAATGGCTGCCGCTCGACATGTTCGACACTGCGAACACAGTGCTCTGCGCGCTCGATGGCGACGGCGGGCTCGGCCCCGTGCCCGTGGTGATGCCGCCGTCAACTGCGCTCATGCGCGCGGCTACGGGTGACATCTTCGCGGGCACTGGAGCGGACCTCGCAGCGTTGATCGGGTCGGTGAGCGGAACGGATTCGGTGGCGCGCGCGGCAGCGGCAGCGGCGCAAGCGACTGCGGATGCAGCGGTGCCATCCGCACTGTTCGATGCGAACACTGTGCTCACTGCTGACGCTGACAACACGCCGCACGCGCTCGCCGCCGCGCCATCGACCATCCTATTGCGTGGGGCGAGCGGTAACATCAAATGGGGCACGGCCGCCGAAGCCAAAGCGCTGCTAGGTCTGACTGATAATGTCAATCCAGTCTGGGATCCGCCGGCCACACCTAACGCCGATGACGAAGAATTTGTAACAGACACGTTTGCGTCCGGCGTGTTTACCGTGGTGAATGAATCAGCGTTAGGCGTACCGCTCACCCGTGCAGGCAACGTCGACCCAGCTACGGCACCCGCTGCCGGAACGTATCGGTCCACGCTAGTGCGTGGGTCGCTCTTGTTTCAAGGCCCCGCGGGCGTGACGTGTTTGATCTATAAGCCGATCGTTCCGGCCACCACGGCCGAACTTTGGATGAGTGGACAAACTGCGATCTTCAATCCGCCGGCTACGAACGAAGTGTATCTGCGCATGGCGCTCTCGCTGAAAACAGGTGGGCTACCAGATCTAAACAATCGGATTTTGTTGGGGTGGGCAACGGGTGCGGCACGATTTGAACAAAGCATTACTGTAGGCGGCAGTGCAACGACTGACACGTTCACCGGTGATATGTATGTGTTTCTATTTCCCGGCGCGATGGCACGGTTAGGACCGCCTCCGGCAGTGGGGACAAACAACGCTATGTTCACGCGCGACGGCATACAAAACATGTTCACGCCGCGCGCCGGGTTCGGTACCGGAATGGCGTACTGCGGCTGGCGCTACAACTCGACGCTCGGCGGCATCGTCGCGTTTCACTTCATCCGCCGCAAGCCGGGTGCGCTCGCGACCATTTACGGTTAGGCGTTTTTCGGACGAAAGGACACCACCCATGCCATCGACATCAGTTAGTCAGTTCTTCGCAGGCCAGCACCAAGCGGGAAGCGAAGGCGTGCTGCGCGACGCTGACCTCGTGTGTCCTACGCCATGCATGCTGCAATGCGTTGCGGGATACAACGCTGCAGCGGGCTTGCTGTATGTGCAGCTCTTCGACAAGTCGACTGCGCCTGTCAGTGGTGACATCCCGGAGGTTTCGATTCCCGTACCGGGCGGCCGCACTCCGTTCTCTCTGTCCATCCCGTACGTGTTCACGCTCGGCTGCTCGATCGGGCTCAGCTCGACCGAGCTCACATACACATCGGGTGGAGCTTCGCTCATGTACATCGCCACGGTGCAGTCATGAGCGATGACAAGTTCTACGGTGGCCTGCGCGTAGGCGCAGCCGGAGCGAGCGCTCCTACGGGCTCGGGCGCAGCCACGCCACCGCTCACAAGCGCGCGCACGATCCATGTGGACAGTGCGCTTGGGAATGACGCAACCGGGAACGGTTCGGCTGCGCTGCCCTACGCGACACTCGCTCGCGCTTGGACCGAGCGGCTCACCTACGGAGAGCTGCGCGCGAAGCTTGTTGTGCAGCTGCATGGCGTCGGTCCCTACACGATGCCGGTGATGGGCGCGAGCGTATGCGGAGATGGCGGTTACTTCCAAGTGTACGGCGACCCGGCTGTCGACATCGCAGTCGCGAGCGGAACGTTTACCGGTGACCTCAACACGACTACGTACACGCTTCCAACGTCGGCAGGCCTTGGAGTCAACACACTCAAGAATGCGTTTCTCGAGATCACCAGTGGCGGCTGTGCGGGCGTGCGCTCGAACATCGTGCTCAACACAGACACAAGCATCACGATCCCGTTGCGTGCGTGGCGCGCATCGATCGCAGCCGCCGTTGCGAATGGCGATACGTTCCGAGTCTTCCAGCCTGGCACTGTCATCAATGTTCCGACGCCCGCTGCGGGCGTTGCGTATCCCGGCTGCTATGACTGGGTGGGAAGCGCGGAATCCGTAACTGGGTATTCCAGTGGCGGTGCTGCGCGGCATGGATTCTACAATGTGCAGTTCACCGGCGCGCGAATGATAACAAGAGCTGCGGCCGTGCAGCTGATAGGCGTGCGCGCCACGCTAAGCATTCTGTGGTTCGATCGTAGTCACATCGTAGCGAACGGCCCGAGCAACGGCGCAGCATGGGGCGTCGGAGTGTCTGCGATTACCGATCTAATCTCTTCATACGGTCTCATCGACACAGCGTCCACATTCATCATTGGCAACCGAACGATCATCGCTGGTGTGCTTTGCGTGAAAACGTCGCTAAACATCGGTTCGGAGATCGCTGGTGAAGGCGACATTCTACTGCAGAGAGGCGGTCGCTTTGAGGGTGGGATCACTTTGACGGGCGGAACCTTCGAGAGCAACGGCGGCGGAACTTCATACACCTATATCCAAGGCGCATTGCTGTTTAGCAAAGGGGCCAAGGGTTACCTGTTCACCGGCAGCGGTACGACATCGAAGATGGTGTTTGCTCTTACGGTCGGCAGCTGCGTCGATCTTTCGGATAACTCGCTCGTGAACATCATCAACACGTCCGGCCTATCCGGAGGCACGACCGATGCTGCCGGCTTCGGCATTCGAGTGCGCGCAGGAGGCGGTCGCGTTCTGGTGAACGGAGCCTTCACGTTGACAGGCGGCACGCTGAACGCGGATGTGAAGACGGCTGTCGCAGCCGCTCAAGCGAACGCGTTCTTCACTGCGGCTAACATCTTCATCACCGACATGGGTGGCGCTGACCTGGTGGCGCGCGTTTGATCGCTGCGCTGCCATGGCTCTTCGCGCTCGCGCTCTGCGCATGCGCGCCCGAGTTCGCGCTGCAGCGCCCGACCGCGATTCGCTGTGACTGCAGCTGCGGGCGTACGCCTTGCGATGAAGTGCTGCTCTGCATCGAGCCCGAGCTTGAAGCGCTGTCGCCATCATCATCATCCGATGCAGGCGCAGGCGATGCGAGCGCCGCAGACGCTGCGCTCCGCTGAACAGAAAGAAGCCGCGCGGGTCCTCGACCAGGGGGGTGGAGAGAACCACGCGCGGCTCGGATCAAGAGCTACGCTTGAAGCGTGCGACCGTCAATCCTCTGCGCGGGTTATATCCCGTGGGACACTGACATGCACCAGACCTGCGCTTCGCAGCGCGAGCGCTGCGAGCATCGCGAGTATCGCCATCAAGAGACACGCGACCTCGAGCTTCATGGTTCAATCCCCAAAGTTCAGTTCATAACAGGCCATCACTTGTGCCACGACCGAAGTGATGGGCGTGTCGGTGAGACCGCTATAGCTCGCAAGCGTGAGCGCAATGAACGGAGGGATTGCATCCCTTCCGTGTCCGCGCAGCTCGTGCATAGCCGCCTTCAGTGCGCGGTCAAGCGACGCTCGCAGCCTTTGGAACTCGGGTGTGTCCCGGAACTCATCGTCGGTTTTCATGGCAGCTCTTCCGCGCTCTCTGTGATGAGCTTCGCGAACTCGCGCGCCTGCTCTTTACTGAAAGCGATCCACATGAGCGGCGTCCCGAAGTCTACGAACACAATCCCGCGCAGCTTGACGGGCGCGATGCGGACGTCGAGCTCACCTTGGTCACCGTAGAGGCGGCCATCCGGATGCAGCACTTGATAGCTCCGCCGCGGGTCGTGCCGATGACTCGCGACCCGCGCGCGCATGCACGGCTCGCACTGTTCATACAGCAAGCCGTGCGAGCACACGCCGCAGCCCCAGTGCCCGAACTGCCCCGCGAGTTCACAGCTGCGGCGCTCGCCTTCTTCACGCTGGTCCGAGTTCACAGTCTTCGTCTCCTTCATGGAACTTGTTGCACGCGCCGCAGTACCGCATCGCGATGTCATACGGGTTGTGGCTCTTCAGATGACAATCGTTACACACGATGAACGGCGGCTCGCGCTCCGCCTGCTCCGGCGGCAGCATCGGCGCATACATCGCGAGCGCCATCCGGAAAGCGTTGTAAGCGTGTTCGATCTTCTCCGCGCGCATCTTGCCTGTGATGCCGTGCGCGACGCTCTGCGCGTCCATCGTGCTTACGAGCAAGCATCCGATGCGATGCAGCTCGCGCAAGCGCACCCGCACAGCGTACGTCTCTGCGCTGTCGGGACCGTGCGGGCGAGGTCTGCCGCTGCGCGCGAGCTCCAGTGCGCTCAAGTGCTCGCGCATGTAATACAGCTGGTCGTCCGTCGCGCAGCGCCACTTGCCGCAGTCGCACGCGAAGAGGTCAGCGGGGGCCATCGCACGCACGCTCAAGCCCGGCAGGAACGAGTCGCTGCCGTGGATGACATCGATGCCCACGGGGCCAGGCGAGCCGTCCGCACGCTTGACGCTCTCGACATACGACTGAATCCAGTAGTGCCCGTGCTTCCGTGCGCGCTCGCGATAGCACGTGTTCGGCGGATGCGAGAGCACGACGGCTTGCACTTCGGGCGGGAACTTCGCGATGTCTTCTTCTTCGAGTGTCGTGACCACGGGCATGAGCGTTCTCCTATGATGCTTCGGTGGGTGGCGTTTCATAGTGCTGCAGCTTTTCGCGCAGCTTGATCACCTCGTCCAAAAGTTTCAGCGCAGCGAGCGGCAGGTCCGGGTGCACATAGTTGTCGTCGCCGTTCGCCATGCGTGTGAGCGTCGCGAAGAGCACCGCTTCGGCGTCGATCTTTTTCATGCGCGGCATGAGCGCACGCAGACAGTTCTCCGCGCGCTTTTCCTGGTCGCGCAAGATCTCCGCGAGTGTCGAGCGCAGCGGCTCGGGCAGATTCACGATCCATTTGTATTCGTAGTCCGCCATCAGTTCGGGCCTTCGTATTTGCAGCGGGTGATCTCCGCTTGGCACTGCAGGTGATAGCCGCAGCCTTCCGACATGCTGACCATCACGAGTTCGGACGGGCCGAAGTGCTGCCCGCAGAACCCGCAGCGCGGAGAGATGTACAGCCCGCACACGTGAATGGGCACGTCTTGCGGGATGCCGAGCGCGTGTTCGAGTAGCTGTCGCAGTTTCATAGCTCGCCTCCGGATGGGCCGTGTGTCGCTTCGTAGTGTGCCACTTGCGCCATGATGACGGTTCGCGCGGCCGTCCACGCTGCTATCAAGCGCTTTCAAGAACACGCTGCCCGCAGCGTTGCACGCGACCGTTTCGACGTATTGGGTCAGTGAGCCGATGATCTGCACGCCTTCTTGGTCGAGCCACTGCATCTTGGGAACTTGGCCGCCGCGATGCTCCGCGAACCACTGACGCGCTGCAGAGATCATCGTGTCGAGATCGCGCCCGTAGCCTCTATACGTTGTCATCGTCGCGGCTCGTTTCCCGGTCGAGCGCAGCGAGCCACTCGCGCACACGCACTGTGCCGAGGCGCCACACGAGTTGGCTGAACTCCGCGCGCGCCGCGGAGTTGTCTTGCGGCTTCACAGTCACCTTGCCGATGTGACGCACGGGCGGCGCGGCGCGGCCCTTCCCGCGCGCCGTTCGCACCTTCCCGATGTACGAACGCGAGAGCTTGATCCCTTGCTTCGTAGCCTCCGTGATGATCTCCGCTGGCGACTTGTCGCTGTGTCTCATTACGAACGCTGCTTTCTTCGCTGTCCTGGCCATGTGTTCTCTTCCTTGTTGGCGGTTGTGTCTTCTGGGATGTCGCCGCGCTTGATGAGCACAGCGCGCGCAAAGCTTGCTACGTCGCGATGGCCGATGCGCGCTTCGCGCTCATAGCTCCATCGAAACTCGAGCCTCCACCGATCAATCATTGCAACGCTGTTTCCATCGAACACGAGCGTCTCGAAGACGAGCGGCGGCCCGCTGTTCATCCCGTAGCGTCGATCGATGCCGAGCCAGATCGTGGACACGGACCACGGGCCGACCGTGGACTGCGCGATCAAGCGCGCGTCGGAGTCTTCGAAGAGATCCCGCCACGTGTCCATGCCTATCAGGCGCATCTTCCGATCGTAGGCGAGCAGCGCTGGTCCGCGCTGTGCCCAGCGCTCTCTTCGCACTCGATTGAGGTAGATCGTGTCTAGCCGCCCCTTGCGCCGTGTATCCATGAAGTGCGCACAAGACCCCAAAAGTGTCTTTCGCGCAAGCATTCAACGCTGGTTATATCCGAGCGTGCGCTAGCTCACTGAACCCGCGGCAGCGCGCGCAAGCTCGATGAGCCAGCGTGCGAACTCGGGAGGCGTGAGCGCTGCGATGCGCTTGTCTGCCGATGGGAGGCGCGGCCCGCCCGGCCCGCTCGTGACACGATGCGTCGGCGTGCCGCCGCTGCGCATCCCGCACAGCACCAACTCATGCGGCACGCCGACGACGTACAGCCATGTCGGCTTCGCGCAGCAATGGCCCCAGCTAACTTGCTGCAGCGCGAACGTGCGGCCACCGTACGCATCCGCGAACTCACCCGGAAGCGGAAGACGGCAGTGCCAGAAGAGTTGACTGTATGCAGGATGTTCGAGCACGCCGCCGAAGCGCTGCACACTGCGCACAGCGGCCGGGCCGCACGTCGGATCCTGGCGCGTGCACAGGTGACGCATCCGCGACCACGGCCCGCACGGCGGATGCGCGACAACCGAAAACGGGCCTTCGTACTGACGCGCATCGCGTTCGAGCGGCCAGCAGTCCACGTCGGGCAGCGTCGCGTACGACCCTCGAGGGTCCACGTACAGAGCTGCGACGGGCGCGGGCATCACTGCTTCCGCAGCACGAGCAGATCCTCCGAGATGCCAGCGGAGTTCATCTGGCCTTTGCTCGAGCCGCCGACGTCGACCTTGCCGCGGGATTCGATGAGCGCGTTCGCACTCTGCGCGATGCGAACTGCATCGTCTGCGATCGCGTGCTTCCCTGCGTCCGATACGTTCAGCACGAACGCACAGCCGGGCTTGAGCGCTTCGAGCGTCTTGCAGATTAGCGACGCAAGGAAGTTGTCGCGCCACTCTTCGTACGTCTTGTAACGGATGCAGCTCTGCTCGCTGTCGTCTGAATACTGTTCAACGTCGAAGTACGGCGGCGAGGTGAACGCGAAGTCGAATGACGCTGGCTCAAGCTGCACGTCTTCGAACGCGTTGTGCCGGATGTACGCATTGCGGATGTTCAAGTCACCGATCATCCGCCCGAAGCTCTCGAACGTTTGCGCGGATGCGTCGAAGCCGACGTAGTTGCCAGCTTGAAGCGAGCACAGCCAGCCGAGCAAGCGTCCGCCCCAGCCCGCGCACGGGTCGAGCACGCGGGCGTGTTCGACGGAATACTCTCGGAAGATGTCGCGAGCGACATCGATCGGGAACTGCCGCGCGCACTGTCGGCCTCGATAGATGAGCAGAACGGAAAGCAATGCAGCGCGAAGCGGATGCTGGCCTTGCTCCGCGGAGACACGCGCCGCGCCTGCGATGGCCTCTGCGCTTGCAAGTGACTCGTTCGGAGTCATCGGAGACTTCCCGGCCTTCACGTCGTAGCGGTGCGGGAACCACCGATCGGCAATCCCGATGCGCGGACGCCCGCCGGCGGCGCAGCGGTTCAACTCGACCATCACGTCGCCCACGCTCAAAGCGAAGTCGCTGTAACGCATGCCGAGCAGACACTTCGCTTGCACGCGCGCGACCGTCTCGAGGTCGAACACGTCGAAGCGCGCTTCATCCGCGCTTGCAGCTTCCTCGCCGAGCTCGGTGGCGTCTTGCTCTCCGAACAGTGTGCCGAACTTGTTGAGGTCCGCGTCGCTCCAGCCTGCGAGTTCGAGCTCTTCGAGCTTGAAGTCTGCGAGCACAGCGCCCAGCGCTTCCGACCACTGGGTGAGCTCTGCGATGCGATTGTCTGCGAGCGCGAGCAGGTGCGCTTCGCGCTTCGAGATGTCGAGATAGCGCACGGGCACGCGTTCGAGCTCCATCGCTTGCGCTGCTTTGAAGCGTGCGTGTCCAGCGATGATCTCGCCGTCCGCTTTGCGTGCGAGGATCGGCGCGCCCCAGCCGAAGCGCTTGATCGATCTCATGACGCGCTCGACCGGCTCGCCATCGTTGTCGCGTGGATTGTCCGGCCAGAGTCTCAAGCGCGAGAGCGCGACCCACTCGGCCGCTGGCTCGCTCTGCTTCGCGCTCTGCTTCCCGGATGACTTCACTGCGCGCGGACGAGCGCGCTCTTTGTCCAGTTTCTTGGCGGATGCTTTCATCGCGCAAGCGTGCCGCAGTGCGCGCGCGCAGTCGATTGTGCAGCGCTTGCTGCGCTGGAGCTCGCAGCGCACTAATCCCAAGCGCATCCGCTCGCGCTCGCAGAGAGTGTCCCGCTAGTCAGTCCATAGACTAGTGACGCTGTAGCTACAGCGCTTTCACGCGACGCACGAAAACAAGCGCATTCTGAATGAGCGCATGCTCCATCGTGAAGTAAGGAGTGGGGGAACTGTAGTCTCCCATAGGACACTTTATGTCCCCGTTTCGTGTGGTGTCGCATGGTTCGGCGAGCCTGGGAAGGCTGGAAAGCGTCAAAGTATCCCATAAGTTCGCTCTCGCAGGACACGATTTCTCTCCTATGAGTGCGCTGGACGCAGTCCTGTAGGTTGACGTTCTGTAAATGCTCCATCATACTAAATGGAGAGAGCAGCACACGAGACGCTGCTCCGGAAGAACGAAGGAAGAAGCACAGATGACGACCGCCAAGCACGCACTCCTACGGATGATCAACCTCCACAACGCGACTGACACGACGTATCCGGCCTTCAGCGTCACGTCCCATCGTGTCTACGATCGGGACTGTCTCGCAATCGAGGGAAGCTTCAATGAAATCATGAGCGCGCTTTGCACTGCGCTCATGAACGTCGGAACGATGATGAACGAGAGCGATCGCGCTGACATCAAACGCGCGATGTTCTCCGCGCGCATGCACGCACACGGGACACGCACGAGCGAGATTTACTTCGTTGACGTCGCGTTCAGCGTCGACGCTCGCGAGCACGAGCACGCGAGCGCTTGCGGACGCTGCGATCGCTGTCTGTTCGGGGAGCGCTGCGAACTCGTCTCGAAGGACTGAACGAGCGCGCGCTCGCAGCGAAAGACGCTGCGAGTTGCGTGTGCGCACAGCCTCCCCGCTGCGCACACACGCAACTCGAACACGGAAGGACACGCTGAACATGGACGGATCCCTGCACGCTCTCACTGACACGAAGAAGCTCAAGCGCAGCGCTAAGCGCTTCGAGCGCGGACGCTCTCCGCACCCGGGGGTGGTCGTCATCCCTCCCAAGCTGGACGCTAGAACGCATCGTCCGCTCCCCGGACATCGCTATCGCTTGCGCATCGAAGGAGAGTTCGCAGCGCACGCAAAGGACTGGAGCGGAGCTATCCCCGACGAGTATGGAAGCAGCGCAGAGAAGCGCGAAGAGTACGCACTGCTCGCGTTCGAGACGATGCGCTCGCGCTTGGGATTGCGTCCGGGACAAGCGCTGATCCCCGGACAGATCTTCCTCTCGGAAGCGCTCGCGGAATACAACGCGAGCAAGCATCGCAAGACTGACAACACGCAAGACAACGTGCGACGCAATCTTGCGCGCTTCGAAGCGTGGGCCAAAGCGAACGCGCTCGCGTACGTCGAAGACATCACGCAAGCGACGCTTGCGAAGTATCGCGTGCACTTGGATCAAGCGCCGAACCAGACGGGCGACGGGAAGTGCAAAGCGTCGACCGTCAATCAGTACATGAAAGACGTACGCGCTTTTCTGTTCGCGCTGTCGGATAGCGGGATGCTGAAGAACATCACGCGGGATCAAGTTCGCGCTGCGCTCAAGCGCGTAGAAATCCCGGACGGCGAAGACTTCGATGCGCGCGCGCTCACGCTCGCAGAGATCGCTGCACTCATCGAGGCAGCGCTCAAGCTGGACGCGGAACCGCTGCGCGCGAACTCCGTACAGATGGCCCCGTGGGTCGTTATAGGGATCCTCGCAGGGATGCGACGTTCGGAGCAGCGCTCGCTGCTCGTGAGTGACGTCGCACTCGGGGTCAAGATCGAAGGAGAGACACGCAACTTGATCAAGCTGCGCATCTCGAAGACTGGACCTCGAGCAATCGAGATCGATGACTACAGCGTGCAGCTGCGCGAACTGCTCGCACGCATGTGCGAAGGCCGCGAGACTTCAGACAAGCTCTTTCCCATCGGCCAGAAGGGTCTCGGGTACGCGTGGACGCGACTTCGCGCGCTGCGCATCGGAGAAAAGAGCGACGTCGCAGGATGTCCGGCAGACGTGTCGATCAAGACGCTGCGCTCGACATGCGCGACGTTTCAAGATGCGCTCGACATCGGAGTCGCTGCGCGCGCTGCTCGCTTGGGTCACTCCATCCGCGTCGCAGAGCGTTACTACTTCGACCACGGGATGCCCATCAAGCGCAAGCGCGCCGCGACTCTTGAAGAAGCGATGCAGTGCGCGGAACTGATCCGCGAAGTCATCGCACGCTATGAGTGGCGTCGAGGTGCGAAGTGAAGCACGCAACACTACTCGCAGTCGCAGCGCTCACGCTCTGCACATTCCAAACGGCGCGCGCTGAAGACGACGTCTTCGTAACCGCTGCGGCGACCGTTCGGCGCGAACATCCCGAACTGCAGCAAGCACAAGACACGGCGCCGCGCGCGCGCGATTGTCGCGAAACGTTCAGCGTGCGCAACGGTCATGCGAAGCTCACGGCCGAGTACCGCGCAGCGCACAAGCGCGCCAAGGCGCAATACAAAGCGCTCGCGTTCTACGCGGAAAACTGCCGGCCTCTGGAGTACGCCGAGCGAGTTGTGCGCCACGAAGACAGCGAATGGGCATTCGTGTGTCGCAAGGATCGCGCGAAGCCGGCCGGCCTCACGCCGCAGTTACTCGAAGATCTGCACGCGTTCGGCATCGAGCCGCCCGACATGAATCCGACCAGCGGCCGCGCTGAGCCGTGGGAGGCATTCGAAGATCGCTATTTCCTCCCGCTCTCGCCGCGCGCCGGGAACGTTTGCGCGACGTTCGATGCTGCCGTCGAGGCAGAGAGCACAGCCATTGCGGATGAAGCCGTCCGCATTGCTGACCACATGCCGCAGCGGTAAGCTGCGCGCTCGTCTCTGTCTTCCGTTCTCCGTTCTCCGTTCTCCTGAACGACAACGCCCCCGCGTAGGAATATTTCCACGCGGGGGCGTTCTGCTTTTTTACCGTGTCAGCGCCAGCGCTTCTTCTTCGCGTGCTCGTGCTCGTGTGGCGGGTCCGGAGCTGCGGGCGGAGCGTGCTCCGGAGCTGCGGGTGCAGCGGGAGCTGCGAGCTCCGGAAGCTCTCGCAGCGCTTCGCGCGCAGCGGGCGGAGCTTCAGGTTCGGGAAGCGCGTTGTCTGGGATGATCTCGCTCTCCGCTCCGCCTTCCGGCGGCGGCGCCTCGCCTTCCGGCGGCAGTTCGTTGTCGATGACGTCCGGCGGTTCGCGCGGCAAGTCGTTCATCACGACTAGCGGCGCTTTGAACACAGCGCAGAAGCACGCGGGCGGCGACCCCGGCGGGGGCTGCGGCGGGACAAGTTCGCGCCACGGAATCATGCAGTGCCCGCCGTTATTCCTTTTGTGCCACGAGTACGCGTGTCCGCACGACTCGCAAACATCAGTCGGGTTCGGGGCTGTCGGGTTTGGGATGTCCATTCTGTATCTCCTTCAAGTCGAGAGCGTTGTTGTCTCGCATCTTACGCCGTCCGCGGAGTCTCCGGACCTCGATGCGCGCGCCGGCCTTCACGGCCGCAAGATGTGCAGCGCTCATGCCGGAAGAGAACCCGCGGTCGATGTAGAACGCGAACACAGTCGCCTGCGTCGACCACGCGAGGCCGGCCGTCATCCCGGAGCAGCGCTGATTAGGATCCGCGTCATCGAGCAGCCCGCGCCGGTCGAAGAAGACGTGACTCGCATACGGGAACTCGCCACGCGAGAGCGAGTCGCGCACGCACGCGAGCGCATACCTCATATTGCGCCAGCGATCGAAGCGCTCGAATAGCGCAGCGAGCCAGCGCGAGCGCACCCACGATGGCACGCGCCCGCGCAGCGGAGACTCAATGGACACGAGCACGCTCACTGCGCTCTGCTCGATGAGGTCGATGGGCTGGGTCATGGCGCACCTCCGGGTAACATCTTCTGCTTCTCCATGTGCGAAAGCACAGTCTCGCCGCTCGCGAGTAGGATCTGACCTAAGAACGCGCCTTCGAACGTCACGATGCCCATCTCGACCGCGGTGATCTGACCCTTTATCCAGTCGCGCAAGATGCTGTACACAGCCATCGATGCGACGCGCAGCGCTTCGCGCTCGTGTTCGACCTTCGTGTGACGCATCCGATTAGACCACGGGTGCGTGCGCAGCCACGCGGCGGCGTAGCCGCGCATGGATGCTTCGACATGCACGAGTCGGTCACGATGTTTGAACTGCACAATGATGGCGGCGCGCTCGAAGTCTTGCTGCGAGCCGAAGGACTGACAGCCAAAGCGATGCAGCACGCGCTCGATCTCCGCGAGCGCGCGCTGCCCGCTCGAGGCGTTTTCGTATGGCAGTGATGGGGTCATGGCTCACCCCCCGCCCGATGGCGACGCACGAGCGTGCGCCACTTGAGCTCGCGCTCGTTCAGGTGCACACGAAGCCACGCCGTTACGTACGGGCACCAGGCCGCATGGCCATCATGAATCGGATTTTCGTTGTCTCCGATGGCATTGCTGCACGCGTTGCACGTGTTGAGTTCGTGGTAGGTCAGCGAAATACGGTCGAGCAACGCCTGCAGTTCCGTCGGCGTGTCACATCCATCGAGCGCGTCATTGAACAGGTCCGGATCGGGCGCGTCATTGAGCGTATCCGAGGGCCACCGAAGCACTTCACGAAGCGTATCTTTGTCAGTGCTCATCGTCCGTTCTCCGATCCGAGTAGCTGTAAGACTGCGTCTCGTGTGATGAGTAGCCGGCCGTGGTCGCCGTGTTGGCTCGCTGTCAGCTTGCCGTCTTCGATCCATTTACGGAGCGTCTTCGCGCTCACCTTCAGCACGTTACGAACTTGTCGCGCTGTCAGCACAGGCGGAAGCGCGCGCGCAATCGAGCGCAAGTGCACGGGCAGACCCGCAGCGGGGTCGGCCTGGCCGTGCTCTGTCTGCATCTTCACGCGCTCGCGTTCGAGCTCCGCGCGCTCGTGTGCGAGCGAATGCAGCTCTCGCGTTTCCGCTTCCGATAGCAACTGCCGGAGCGTCGCGACTGACAGCGTGTTGACGTCAATGCAGCCTTCCATGGGCGCCCTCCGCGATGAGATCGAGGTTGAGTTGCTTCGCGTTCATGCGTTCGACGAGACGCGTGAGCCGCTGTTTGTCCGCAGTGTTCGTGACGGCGTGCTGCACACCGTCCCGTGTGCCGACGAGGATCACGCCACGCTTCGCGCGGGTGATCGCTGTGTAGAACAGCCGCCGTGTGGTCATGCGATGACGCGGATGACAGACGATGATCACCCACTCATACTCGGAGCCCTGCGCCTTGTGCACTGTGAAGCAGTAAGCGAGCGTGAGGTCTGCAGCCGCTTCCTTGCGCGAGTAGCGGTATCTTCGTGACGGGTCTTCATCGCCGACGACGTCGCCGACCTGCACCTCGAGGATCGTCCCGTCCATGTTCGCCTCCATGTAGACGATCGTGCCGATGTCGCCGTTCACGAGGCCGCGCTTTGAATCGTTGCGCGTAATCATGACGGTCGAGCCGAGCCGAAGTTCTTCGTGCTCGGAGATCTCGAGGCGCTCCGGCGCCTCAGCGTTGTATGGGTTGAGCGTGTCGTGAAGCAGCGTGTTTAGTTCAATCACGCCGGCCGGGCCTTTTTTCTGCGGGCTCAGCGCTGCGACTGTGTGGTCACGAATCCAGTTCTTTGTATCGTCCGTTAGGATGCCCTGCACCACGCTGCCGATCGCCGACGAGTTGCTGCACTCGACCATGAAGAAGTCGGGGTCTTGTCCCGGCTCCCATTGCGGCGCGAGGTCGGGCAGCTGGCCCGCGAGCACGCGTGGTGCGTTGACTGCAATCCACGACTTCGCCGCTGCTCGATGCAGCTTCGTGAGCCGAGACACGGGCACGTGCCCGCTCGTGATGAAGTCATTGAATGGCTGGCCCGGCCCCACGGGCGGCAGCTGGTTCGCATCGCCGATGAGCCGTAAGCGTGTGTCGCCGAGCCGGCCGATGAGCTCCGCCATCAGCATCGTGTCGATCATCGACGCTTCATCCACGAAGATGTAGTCCGCTGCGACTTCCGGACCCTGCGACACGCCGCCGCCGTAGAACCAACCGTTCGACGGGCGGATCTTGAGCAGCGTGTGAAGCGTAAACGCCTTGCGGCCCGTCGCTTCGCTCATGCGCTTGGCAGCTTTGCCCGTGGGCGCGCCCAGCAGATACGTCGCGCCGATCTCATCGAGCGCATCGAGCGCAGCGCGCAAGACGCTGGTCTTGCCTGTGCCCGGTCCGCCCGTGGTGATCGCAAGTCGGTTGCGCCGGCTCACCATCCGCTGCGCTGCAAGCGTCTGGCTGCAATCGAGTTCGCGCTGCTCGCGATCGATCTCCATGCTCCAGTGGTGTTCGCCGCAGTCTGGGCAGCCATCCGGGATGTCGAACGGCACGACGTCTTCGCGCGCTGCGACAGCGAACGATGCGTAGTCCGCAATCGTGGTCTCTGCGATGTGCAGCGCGCGAAGATAGATGTACTTGCCATCGTCTTTCACGATGCGCTTGCGCGCTTCGAGCGAGTCGAGTGCAGGCTTCAGCTGACTCACGTAATCGAGCTTGTAGTGAGCGCACGCCATCTCAAGTAGACCGCGATCACCGAAGACGTGCCCGTCGTTCTCCGCTGCTTCTTTCAGCGTGAGCAGCACGATCGCTTCGACGCGACACGGATGGCTGTCCGGGATGCCCATGTTCTTCCGGATGTCATCCGCAGTCGCGAAGCCGATGCGCTCGATGCGGTACGCGAGTTCGTACGGATCACGCTGGACAGCATCGAGCGCAGCCGAGAGATGCTTCCATTCGGTTTTGCAGCGGCCGATCTGCAGCGGAGTCAGCCCCCAGCCGCGCAGCGTTGCGCGATGGCTCGCCTCGTCCGCGTCTTCCTCGACCACTTCGTGGATGCGCTCCGCGAGGTCCGCGCTTATGCCCGCTGCGCATAGCAGCGCGTGCTCATGAAGAATCGCGTGCCAGAGCGCTTGCACGTCTTCCTTGAAGTGCAGCGCGAGACGCTGCGCTGTCGTCGGCCCCACTCCAGGCACGACGTCCGCGAGATAGGTCACGAGCCCGTGTATCGAAGCGGGGCAGCAGCATTCGTAACTGCTCACATCGAACTGCGCGCCCCAGCGCTCGTGCACAGTGAAGTGACCATCGAGCACGACGCCGACGCCGGGCCGCGGAAGATGATGGCCTTGCAGCTTCACTTCGCGCCCGTCCGCGGCGCGCAGCCAAGCGATGTGCCAGCCGCTGTCTTCAGCGGGGTCGTTCTTCCATCGTGAGATCTCGCCGGTCAGCTTTTCGCTTGGCTGCGCCATGGCTAGATCTCCCGTGCTGGCCCGCTCGGGTTGTAGCCGCCCGTCGCGGGTTGGCCGTCGTCTTCGCGCGGGGCTTCCTCGACTTCGAACTGATTCATCAACGGCAAGATCGTCCGCGTGAGCACGTCCGCTTCCGCGGCGTAGTCGCGAATGCGATCGACTGACACGACCGCGGTCCGCGTGATGGTCGGCACTGCATAGCTGCTCGTCTTCGAGCGCGTTACGATCGCAGCGCCGAGCTGCACTTCGAATGTGCAGAGCGGCAAGTTCGATGCGATTCCGTTGCGTCGAAGCTGCGCGATGTGGAAGCGCTGCTGATAACTGCGAAGCACATCGAGTGACGTGCGCTTGTACGTGGTCGTGAAGAGCTCGCCCGTCTCGAGGTCCTTCGCATACATCCGATAGATCTCATCGCAGGGAAGCTTCCGCTTGCCGTCGACGGTCGTCCATCGAGCGAACTCGCAGCCCTTGCACGGCCGCTTCGTTTGCGTCGCTTGCCACATGCCAGTGATGCGATCGCTGGAGCGGCAGATCACCTCCTGCTTATCGAAGTTCGAGTAGATGCGGATCTTCTTCTCTGCGAGGAAGACACAGCGGATGGTCGGATACTGCTTCTGCGCGAGCTTGTCGTAATAGAAGTCATCGCGGACGGGCGCGCCGTCGCCGTCGACTGCTTCGCCGCCTTGGTTGAGCAAGCGCCGGGGGATCCGGATGTCATCGGGGTCGACCTCGATGCCGTCCGGGATCTGGTCGAACACGCCCGCGCTCGCGAGCTCCGCAGTCTGCTCTTCAAGCGATCGCACGAGCGCGCTCGAGGTCGATGTCTGCTCTGTCTCTGTCGGTTTCTTCGTGGCCATTGGTCGGGTTCTCTTTCGGGACAACGGGTAAAGGAAGGCCGCGCGCGCACGCCGGGTGCAGCGCCGCGCGCGGGTCAGCGCCGCTCGGAGCCCCAGTGCCCGAGCGCGCGAACTCTTATGGGGGTGACTTCAGTCGCCGAGCTCTTCAGCTGCGGCGATCGCGTCTCTCGGCAGCACGCGCAGCACTTCGCGTATGCGCAACTGCTCCGCTCCGCGCGGTTCGTAACCACTGTTCAGACACGGCTGCGCGAACGGGCAGCGCTTGCAGTGCTCGGCTACGAGGTCGATGAACTGGCCCATCCGGACCATTCCGATGACCTTGCGCAAGCGCGAGCCGAGGCGCGGCAAGTCATGCGCTGTGACACGCACGGGCAGCCACGCGGGGCCGCGCGGTTCATCGGCGTAATACTTCACGGCCCCGCCGCTCGTGTAGCGTGGCCGCTCCGGCGTGTCGGCCATCGTTGCGTAGTACGCGACGTCTTCCGGCCGCGTGGGCTTCTTCGTGCCGCTCTTCGTATACGGAACGTAGTCGGCGAGCTGCACAGTGAAGATCTCATCCGGGAACTGGTCGAAGCGGTGCACGCGTGGACCTAAGCCGCTGACCCCGTTCGCAACGCTGCATAGCGCAAGCTCGAGGCACTCGCGCTCCGCGCGGAAGCGTGAAGCGTGGATGAGTTCGTAGCCAAAGCACTGCGCGCACCAGCCTGCGTCGCACTTCGTGAGCACGCACTCTTCGCGCTCGATGAACAGACCCGAGTGCAGCGCTGCAGCATAGAAGCCCGCTTCCCAGCCGTGGTCGAGCGTGATCTGGTCCGGCTTCTGCCCGCCTGTTTTCCAATCTGCGAACGCGAGCGCTTGCGGATTGCTGCGCGGCCGATAAACGAGATCGCAGTGTCCGGCAATCCAGTAGCCGTCGATCTGCGAGATGAACGCGCCTTCGACCAGCTCGATGGACGCGACATAGTTCGGGAGGTCCGCGAGCAACCCGAGGATCATCGCAACGCGTTCAGCGTTGACCTCGTCGGGGTCTTCGCCGCGCCAGTCGACGGTGCGCCCGCCGAGCTCACGCTGCAGCTCATCCATGTAAACGCGTGTGACGTTGTCTCGCGACAGCCGCCCGCCGCCCAGGATGAACTTGCGGGACGGCTCCAACTTCAGCGCACGATAAATCGTCTCGTGCACTGCAGTGCCTGTCGCTGCGCTCGCGTAGACAACGCGCTCGCGTGCTTCTTCAGCGCTCGCATTCACGAGCGCAGTCTGTTCGTACCAGAAGCGCTTCGGGCATCCGTACGGCCCCGTGAGTTGGTTCAGCTGCGACTTGTGTACGGGCTGCGCGAGCGAACCGAATGCGCGATTGTTCCACGCTGTCATGTGTGCCCCTTCGCGATCGCACGTTGGCGGTTGCGTTCGCTGAGGTGGCGATCTCTCGCCTGCAGGACAGCCCGCGGTCAATAGCTCTTCATCTCAAAAGAGAACTTTTAGTGTCTTGCACGCACAGACTGGCGTCGCGTGGGTATATCCGGCCATGCGCTGCGCGTGTTGGCTGGCGTGCGTGTCTCACCCGGCCCGGCATGTAACCCCAGATCGAACGTGGTACAGAACGTCGCAGCGTTTAGGCCCTTCCGTCCGGCGCACGATCTGGTTTACTGCGCCGACATACACGGGAGGGCCACGGCGACATGCACACCGCAGAGAGCTTGTATGGGATCTTCGAGCCGTTACTACAGACCAAGCGCTTGCCCGTGAATGGCTGGGATTTCATCCGGCTGCACTGCTCGCGTGTCATCTGCGTCTCGCGGGCAGGGATGAAGCCGGGACTGCACGAGAACCGCGACGCGGAAGATGATGAGCATCGCTGGTCGCTGCGCTTCGACTCACGCGATAGCTACCCGCAGCGCAATCGCGCAGCCATCCGCGGAGCGATTCATATCCTCTTGCACGACCGCTTCAATGTCTCGCTCAAAGACATACCCAGCGAAGCGCTCGCGGAGCTTGAGCTTCGACTCGAAGTGCTCATGCTCGGCGACGGCTGCTATGTGCCGTTCGCGGAGCTCTGCGACACGACGCCATCACTTGCGCTTGCGCGTGCTCTTCCCGTTGCTCGCGTGCGATTCATCCGACCCAAGCACCCGAGCGAGAGACATCTCGAACGCCACGCTGTCGCCCTCGCCAAGATGCATGGTGTACTCCGCGCAGAACTCGGCCATTAGGTCCTCGTTCACTGCGAAGAGCGCGAGCTCCTTCCGATCAAGCGCGCGCGTGAGCGCTCCGCGGACCTTGTTCGGGATGAGCTGACGGTCGAGATACGCGCGCTGCTCTTCCGTGCTGAGGCTCATGCCGTTCGACTTGCCGTTCACAGGCGCGGGCGCTGCAGCGTCCAGCCCGTGAACGAGTTGGTCGAGCGTGAAGCCCGTGAGCTTCGCAATCTTCACGAGCGGCTCGAGCCCGATGTCTTGCTCGCCGCTGAGCCAGCGCTTGAGACTCGTCCAGTGCACGCCGAGTGTCTTCGCGAATGTCGCGTGCGTATATCCGCGAGCAAGCATGCAAGCGTGGATGCGATTGTGTCGCTCCTTCTCCGCGAGCGGGTTGGCGATGTTCAGATTCGACGGCGCTGCTTTCGTCATAGAGCCTCATTGAACGCATCGGAGGTTCGCTTTGCAACCGGGATATATCCTATCGATGGCACATTTAGCATCTTCTGAGTACCTTTGAGCAGTAGGCGCTGCGCGCATCAGGTGCGCAATCAACCCTAGGGATAGGGGTGTTTCCTGGCTACACGAGAGCGCGCAGTGTCCGGCGCGCCACTGGGATTGTCTTGCAGGACACTCGCGCCCGGGTGTATCCCCGGCTGCCATGACGCTGCTCGAATGGATTGAACACGCTTACGGCGGGAATATCTCGCGCTTCGCATGCGCGGCCGGACTGCCCTACGGCCTCGTCTTCCTCTACGCGAAGGGAAAGAAGACCCCCGGCCCCGAGATGGCGAAGCGCTTGCGTCGCATCACTTCGAACGCGTGCACGATCGAAGAGCTGCGCGCGCCCGACCGTCGCACGCTCAAGCGCTTGCAAGCGCTTCGCAACAAACGCTTGAAGCGTAAGACCAAGCTGCACTTCGGACCCGCTGCGACCGCGTAAGCGCGCTCTGCCGCCCCAGGGTCCGAACATCCGCGCGCGCTCTCGCGCTGCGCGTTCGAGTTGTCGCGTCTCTCGCTGAACCCCCAACCGCCACGCGAAGGAGAACGAAGCATGACCGCCGAACTGATCGAACGACTGTGCCCCGTGAAGCTGAACGATGAAGAGGTGATCGACCGCGGCGCGAAAATGGCCGAGGAAGAGCTGCAGATCGATGAACTCAAGCTCGAACGAAAAGCGCTGAACGCGAAGATCGCAGAGCACGTGGCCGAGCGATCGAAGCTCGCGCACGTCATCGAATCGCGCACGGAGTCACGAGCCGTGCGCTGTCACTGGGAAGTGAACACGAAGGCCGAACTCGTGATCCTCCTACGCGATGACACGCGGGAAGAACTCGAATCGAGGCCGCTAACGGCGGCGGACCGCCAGCTCGCGCTGCCGGAGATGGGAACGGAGAAGAAGGCGAAGAGGTCACGCACGAAGAAACAACCGCAATCCTGAACATCGGGGGGCTCGCTCGTGCGTGAAGAAGACTTGATCCCATGGGACACGCAAGATCTCTCGCAGCCGTGGCAGCCTCCGCGCCCGCTGGAGCGGATGGGCTCGAGCCATCCGGATCCGCTTTACGATGACTTGACCGTGACGTCCGCGCTCGAGGTCGCGCTGCTGAATGAAGCGCGGATCACGATCGTGCGCCATCACAAGTACATCGCGGGCATGCTCGGTTGGAAGGGCTTCAGCGGGCAAGCCGCGATCGTCTTTCCGATGTTCGAGCCCGGCGCGCTGCACCCGTACGGGTTCCGCTTCAAGCCGAGCAAGCCGCGACAGCGGAAGAACGGCGACAAGATCAAATACGAGCAGCCCGCCGACACGGGTATCTTCGTGTACTTCACGCCGCGCGCATCGCGTGACGGCGGGTACATGAACCTCGAGCGGCCGCTCGTGTGGGTCGAGGGTGAGAAGAAGGCGCTCGCAGCGGAGCAGTGCGGCTTCGTTCCGATCGGCCTGACGGGCGTTGACAACTGGCACGACAAGCCCGCGAAGGCCGCGCACGAAGGCACGAAGCTGCACGCGATGGCCGTGAAGCACTGCGCGATCGCTGGGCGCAGGCACGTCATCTGCTTCGATGCGGACGCACGCGACAAACCGCAAGTGATGAGTGCAGCGCAGCGCCTCGCGGGCGCGCTGCTCGCAGCGGGCGCCCTCGAGGTGCTCTTCTGCTGCCCGCCGGACATGAACGCGAAAGGGCTCGATGACTATCTCGCGGCACACGGGCCGGACGCTGTGCGCGCACTCATCGCGAGCGCGGGCCCGATCGAAGCGACCGAGCCGAAGCAGGCTTCGCTGCGAGTGCGCGACTGCTTCGACAAGTCGTGCCCGCTGCGGCCCGCGCTGCTCGTGCCGGACGGGTACTCGTTCAATCGCAACGCGCTCTGCAAGGTCGAGATGGTCAAGGGCGACGACGGCTGGGCGGAGGAAGAAGTGCTCTTCTTCCCTAGCTGCATCGTCATCACGCGCAGCTTCGTGGACCTCGAGACACGCATTCAATCCGCGGAGGTGACGTTCAGGGACCCGAAGGGCCGCTGGTGTAGCTGCATCCTGCCGCGCGCGCTGCTCGGCGGGCGCGCGCTGTCAGACGCACTGCGCGCAGTCGGCGCGGACGTCGACATGCTGAACAACGGCAAGCTGGTCGAGTGGCTGTCCACGTTCGAGCGCTTCAATGGCACGACGCTCGCGTTCGAATGGCTCGCGGAGCGCGCGGGCTGGTTCGAACTGAACGGCGAGTGGCACTTCGTGTGCGGCAGCGATCTCCGCTTCGAGACTTGTCCCGATGTTATCCACCGATCCGAAACGCATGAGCGTGCGTTCGCAGCGCTGGGCATGCGCGAGAGCGCGCGGCTCGCGGACCATCTCGCAGCGCTCAAGCGCGCATGGGAAACAAGCGATGACTGCGCGCTCATGATAGCGGGCGCGCTCGCTGCTCCGCTGCTCAAGGCGCTCGGCGCGGCGAACTTCGCGCTGCACCTGTGCGGCGACACATCCCGCGGGAAGACCTCGATGCTGCGCATTGCAGCGAGCATCTACGGAGACCCGCGCAGCCAGCAGTGGGTCGCTCCGTGGCTCGGCACGCTCACTGCGACCGAGCTACGCGCGCAGTTCTATTGCGATCTGCCGCTCTGCTTCGATGAGTCGGGCACGGTCGACCCCGAGTTCATGGCCCGGGCGGTCTACATGCTCGTGAACGGCGAGGGCCGCCCGCGCGGCACAAAAGAGCTGCACATGCGCCCGACAGCGCAGTGGCGGACCGTGGTCTTGTCCACGGGCGAGGTCGAACTCGCGAGCGAAGACGCCATGGGCGGGCAGCAAGTGCGCGTCATCAGTGTGCCCATCACGGGCTTCGGCACGCTGGACGCGGCGGGCGTCGACGATCTGCGCGACGCATGCGCCGACAACGCTGGCGCGGTCGGCGAGCTCTGGCTGCGCGCGCTCACGGAAGGCAACGAAGACGACCGCGCGGAGTGGCGCGCAGACTATCGAACGCTGCTCGCAGAGCTGCGCGCCATTGCGGGCGGCAACTCTACGCTCGCCCGAACCGCGATGAGCTTCGCAGTGATGGCGCTCGCAGCGGACGGCGCGCGCAGCGAGTTCGGCCTCGGCTCGAGCCAGACCATCGTCGACATCTTCCGCAAGCGCTGCGAGACATCCAACGGCGTGCGCCCGATGCATGAGCGGGTCGTCGATGCGCTGAACGAGTGGGTCATGAGCAACCCGCGGACGTTCCCGATCACCACGAAGCAGCTAAACGGCATGCGCACGGCAGCAGTCCACGACGGCGCAGTCGTGAACGGCTACCGCTTGGAGGACACGGGCCTCGTGGCGTTCGCGCCGCGCAAGCTCCGCGAAGAACTCGCTCGCTGTGGTCTGCCGTGGACATCCGCTGTGCACTCGCAGCTGGCCGACCTCGGAAGACTCAAGCGGGACAAGGGCCAGATCGAAACGCGTGTTCGCGTCAACGGGAGGCGCGAGCGGCTGTACCAGCTCCAGCTTGCGGAGGCTGGGACTGGTGAGCTCTCGCTGGGCCAAGCCACCAGTCCCAGCGAATCCGACCCAAAATCATACAGTTAGCCTCGCTGGGACTGGTGGGACTGCTGGGCCAGGGGTTCATGCACGCCATACGAGAAATGAAAATTGGAATTGGAGATCTAGCCAATGCAGGTGGTGTGACGTGTCGGCACACGGTCAACCGCGCGCGCGCACACGAGAGCAAAACCCACCAGTCCCACCAGTCCCACCAGTCCCAGCGATTTGCGATCTCCCTCTCTTTCTCTTCTAACTATATGAATAAACCTAACTATATCTATCTAACAGATGCAGCTTTTGGCTGCATCGCTGGGCCAGCGCTGGGACTGGTGGGACTGGTTGGGCGGTCCAGATGAAGCGCAAGTCGCGAAAGTGGACTGCAGATCGCGCTCTGCTGCCGGGATTCGCGCCCGCAGTCGCTGCCCGGGCGCCAGTCCCGGCCCCAGTCCCGGCCCCCGTCCCGGCGGATGACGGCGCGGAACGTGAGCGCATGAGCTCACGTTCGCTCGACCCACTGGAGCACTTCGCGCCGCTGGAGCTCGCAGTGCACGAGGTGAGCGGCTTCCCCGCTCTTCTGCTCCCCGATCTGCCCGCGCCGTGGCTGTTGCTCGCGGAGAGTCTTCCGGCCGTCCACGGGGCTGCAGAGCGCATCCGCTTCGCGTTCGCGAGCAGCGCTGACTTCTATCGCTCCGCGCGGGCGCTGGGCCTGCCCACGTTCAATGCATCCGAGTGGGCCACGTTCGCGCTCGCTGCAGAGCTCGAACGTGTGAGCTACCCCACCACTGCGCGCTGGCTCGCTCGCAAGGCGGCCGAGCCCGACCTGCTCTTCACGCCCGAGCGCTGCATCGGGGTCGAACCCACCCAGCCCGACCGCCGATCTCTTTCCGTGGGTCAGGTCATGGCCTGCATCGGCTGTCGACTAATCAAGGCGGAGTGCGCGTGACCAAAAGAGATACAATCGTAATCCACTCTAGGACGTCGCCGATCGGGCCGCCGCTCGTGCGGCCAGCCGCGATCGCGCTGCTGGTCATCGATGCAGCGCGATGCAGCGGCCTCGCTTACTACCTCGGCGGGCGCCTGCATTACTTCGCGCAGTGCGACGCGGACGAGCCGGCAGCGCGCTATCGCGCAGTCCAAGATCTCATCACGATGGCGAAGCGCTTCGACATCCCGGCGGCGATTGTCTGCGAAGCTCCAGGCGGCGGGTTCTCTCGCAAGCGACTGCGCGCAGCGATCGGCCTATCGGAGATCGTCCGGCTCTGGCGGGACACTTGGCGCGTGCAGTGCGGCCGGCCGGAGCGCTTCTTCACTTGGACGGCTGCAGACTGGCGGCGGCAGTTGTTCGGCCGTCGACCGCTTCCACGCGAGCAAGCGCGCGCGCTCGAGGCAGCGTGTGCGCGCACGACCGTCGCGCTTGATCGCCCCGTCAATCTGGGCAGCGTCGTCGGCCCCGACGCTGCAGCTGCGATCGCTATGGGCCAAGTGGCGATCCGCTCCAGCGCAGTGGCCGCAGTGCTGATCCCGAAGGTGCGCCGCAATGGATGATGAAAACGAGATCTTCGATCGTGACTGGACCCACTGCATCTACCACGCGGCCACGTGCCGCTGCGACGGATGCGAGGAAAGCTATCAGCGCATGAGGCGGCGACGTGCCGACGGCCTCAAGTGCACGTGTCTCGACCCGCGCGGCACATGGTGCGACTTGCACGAGGTGACGCTGAACAATGGATGAGCCCGTACGCCCAGCGACCGATTACGAACAACTGACCCGCGCTTACGAACGTCATTCAGCCGACGCGCACGTCCGGGAGGTGATGTCCGTTTACGCTGCCGCACATCTCGCACTTGAGCGCGCTGCAGCTGCACTCGTCGCCCTGGGCGAGCATCGGATGGCGCACGCGATCGGCTCGCGAGCGCACGATCTCTTCCTCCAAGCGATTCGCCACCTGGACATCATCATCCGGCGCGCAGAAGATGAATCCACCCCGCCAACCTCCGAGAGCCCACCACATGACCCTACACGGCCACGATGATGACTGCCTCTGCGATGACTGCATCCGCAGTGCCATCGAGCACGTGACGCAAGCGCACGAAGCGCGACCCGATGCGACTGATCAGCGCGTGCTCCTACTGCTCGCGATCGTGCTGCTCGGTTATCTCCTTCTCACGCAATGGAGCGGCCGATGATCTGGCAGCCCGGCACGCTGCGCCTGAACTTCGCGCAGCTCACACGACCGAAGCGCGCCTACATCGCAATGCTCGTGCTGCGCGGGCGCATCGTCGAAGTCACGGAAGCGAAACCCTGGTGGCGCGCTGTCGCGGCTGCAAGCGCGGACGTCGGCGGATGGCATCCGCCCGAGCGCTCGCGTGACCCTGACGACGTGTCGTGAACCGCCCGCGGCGCGTGTCTCGCTGGGGCATGCGTCCGCACATGGAGAGATCGATGAGAAAGCGCGACTCACTCTCGCAAGCGTTTCGCAACGGATGGGCCGATCGCTACCAGTTTGGCCTGCTTCGTGTGGAGCAACTCTACGCGGACCCGCTGCGCGGCAGTCGCGCCGCGTGGCGCGTCGGCTGGGAACTCGCGCATGTGCTCTGTCTCATCATGGGGCGCCCATTGCGCAACTCGCGTCGCCGCAGCCACGGCTCGCATCCGCTTCCGCACGTGACCCCGACCGTGGACGAGGTCAATGCGTACATCGATGGGCACGGGTCCGGACCTGCATACGACCCGCTCGCCCGCGGTCGACGTCGCAATCGCATCATCGCTGCAGTGCTGCTCGTACTCGCGCTCTTCTGCGCGCGCTGGGTCGTGAGGCACCCATGAGCAGCGCAGCAAAGGGTCTCGTTTACTTCATCGAGGCTGTCGGAACCGGGCGCGTCAAGATCGGATTCACAACCGACCTAACTACGCGACTGCATAAACTCCAGACCGCGAGCGCTGTGCCTCTATGCGTTGTGCGAACCGTTGACGGGACGAAGCAGCTCGAGGCTGCGCTGCATCGCAAATGGACGCACCATAGACTAGGCGGGGAGTGGTTTGATCTCAGTGCGCTGGCTACCGAGATTCAATCGTTGCCGGCGTCTCCTATCGTGGAACGCCCACGGTGCGTCGACTGTGGAAGAGCAGTAAGCCGTGCACTCAACAAACGGTGCATGTCGTGTTCCATCCGGCATCGTCGCGTTGTTACCGACGTCAAAGCCGAGCGTAAGCCAACACTATGCAATGGGTGTGGCGCAACCGCGCTTGGGAAGAACAACAAAACGGGAGTCTGCCGACCGTGTGCGATGCGCGTCGCCTGGGCGAGCAGTGAGTATCGCGCATCGATTATGGTCGCACGCAATGCGCGACGTCGCGCATGTAAGCACTGCGGCAAGACCGAACCCAAGCTGAACCCCAACGCCCGCTATCATGCAGTCTGCTGGCTTGCAGTGGAACGCGCAGCACGACCCCGCCACGCGCAGCAACTCACGCTTGACCAACAGTTAGGGAAGTGACCAGGCCGGGCCTGACAGTGGTGGGGATGGGGACC